GGCCGTATCCTCCATGTCGCCCCGCGTGTATGAGTAATCCCCTATCTTCTCGGACTTCATGCCCGGGATAGTGCCCCGGCCCTCCCATTTCCCTTTGACCAGATCGAGGAGTAGCTGCTCAACATCGCCCGGCATCACGGCAAAGCCCTCGGCATAGACTACCCGGAAGTTCCTGCGGCCCTCTTCCCAGGCCCCTACGTTAAAGAGGCTCCGGCCCATGGAGGTGGAGGGCGTGATATAGTCGGTATCGGATTCGTAGTCCGCCGCCGGGACCACCGTCCAGGCTTGGCCTACGTTGGTCCGTGTGTGGACCACCACGCCAGCGAGCGGCGGCTGGCGGAGCCAGAGCGCCCGGTGGCCCGTGCCGTTCAGAATCTCCTCGGCCGGACGTGACGCTCCAAAATACCAGTCCAGTTCATGCTGAACCGCGTCCAGCGCCCGCTCCATAAGCTCGGTGATCCGGGGGTCCTGCACCGGATCAGCGGCGGCCGGAAGCCCGAGCCAGGCTTTGACGCTTGCAAGATCGTACACGGGCGGCTCCTAAAGTCCTGCCATCCAAAGGTGGCACTGTGAGATTGCGATGTTGTTCGTGTTGTCCTCATTTCTGGCGTAGAGCTCTACGGCGTCCCCGGCTACACCCATGGTGGGAAACGAGGCGGCGGACGCCCCGACGCTTCCGTTCGGAAAGTCTCGGCTGATTTCCACAATGCCGACGGCCAGGGCCACGGTGCCGTCAGATACCCATGCCCCATATCCGCCCGTCGCCACGTTGACGCCCTCGGCGTCGGTCAGGTTGAAGCTGACGCCCGCCACACCGGCCACCGTGAAGATTTTGTCATTGACCTCAGTCATGCCGACAACGCCCGTGATCTTCACGCGGTCGCCGTTCGATAAGCCATGGCCCGCCGCCGTCACCACGCCCGGCGTCGCCTGGGTTATGGCCGTTATGGCTGCCGTGGTTTGGGAAATGCGGAAGGCTTCCGTCTCGAAGAGCGCGCCAGCGCCGGCCACTTCGCCGGATATGCCAAAATGTACGCCGTAGGCCCGGGCCGCTCCAAAGATCACGCGGCCGTTGGCAAAGTCCGCTATCGAGACGGCCGCGATACCGTCGAGCGCGAAGTCGTCGATTTTGTGGTAGAGGTCCACGAGGTCGATGGTGACCGTGGCCGCGCCGCTGTAGTGGATGCCCGCATAATCGGGCGTCAGGCTCGCCACAAGCGCGGCGGCGTCCAGGGCATAGTCCGTATCGCCGCGCACAACGTACACCAGATCGGCGGCCTGGAGCGCGGCAAGCAACGGGAGATCGGCCAGGCGTTCGTTAACGTCAGCCATCGGCCTCGGCCTCGAATATCAGGAGCGCCCTCACATCGGCCACCGTGTAGCCACGGACACCGGAGGCGGTCAGGCCGTCAAAGGCGGCCCATGTCAGGCCAGCCATCAGGGCCATGTCACGGGCGCCCTGGGAGGCAAAGCGGATGCCCGCCACGCCACGCTCGGCGGCGGCGTCAACCGCTTCACGCACGGCGCCACGCACGGCCTCCGATCTGGCCCGTGCCTTCGCGCCGGCAAGCGCCCATTGGCGGGTTGTGTTGACGCTCATTGTCCGCGCTCCTCTGCAATCCTTCGCACATCGGCAGCGTTGAAGCCGGAGCGGCCGGACTGGGTTTGAACGGCAAAGTCCTGGCGCGTGAGTTCAAACTCCACCGCCAACGCCTCGGCCCGATCACTGGCGAAGGGAACCCAGGCGTCCGGATAGACGGGCGCCACCTTGTCCTCCCCGGCCACCTCGGCCCGCATCTTGTTTTCCGGCGCTACCGTTCGCTCCATCTTCTTTCCACCTGGCAGGGCGTCCTGTCTGTCCTGCTCTTCGGCCAAGGCTTCGGCGTTTCGTTGGGCCTGTTCCTTCTGTCTCAATATACGGCCTCGGCGTAGTTCACGCGCTAACGGCATTTTGCACCTCCCGGTTGTGTCGCTTCATTTCCGCCCGGATCGCCGTGCTAGATATGCCCGGCGTGTAGGACAGGTTCACGTATTCCGCACCCATCGCCCGCACCCGTTCCCGGAGTTCCGTCCAGTCGCCGTCGCCGTCCGCGTGGGTAAACACATCGGGGCGGAACCGCTCGAGGAGCGGCGTCGGGTCCGTCGTGGCCTGGAGCTCCACCACGTCCACGCACCCGAAATTTTCGATGGCCCGCATCCGGTGCTGCGAATGCTGGGCCGGGAAAAATCCTTTGTAAGCGTTGCAGCCGGCATCGGACACCACCCCCACAACCAGAATATCCCCGAGCTGTTTGGATTCCCAGAGAAGGTTCAGGTGGCCCCGGTGTAGCAGATCCCAGACGCCGGCCGTGTAGACAACTCTCATAGTCTCACCAGCACATTCGGAGGGGGTGGGGGCCGCATGGCTGGCGGAGGTGTAGATGGGCGTGGGACGGTCGGTCTACTCCCTGGAGGGCGTGGGTGCGTCCCCGAGAACTCGGGGGCTGCACGTTAGACACGTTCGGCACGTCTTCCCGGCTCTCCAGAAATAGATGCAACCTGCCATTCGCTCGCGCGTGGGTAGGACAACGTGTCGAACGTGTCGAACGTGTCATCGTGGTCATAAGCCCATCTCCGTCCACCAACAGAACCCGCCGCCTCGGCCATGGTTCGGGAATGCCCACTCCACCGCCTTCGCCACGCCGGGCCAGTTGATGTCGTGGCCGCACAAGATCCCGCCCGGCCGGACGCATTGCCGCCAGGCTTTGATGTCATCACGCACGGAGGCGAAGTCGTGGGCCGCATCGATGAAAACCAGATCCATGACGGCGCCATGGTCCTCGAGGAGTTTGGCCGCCGCGTCAACGGATGGCAACTTGACCACTACCACCCGGCCGTTTTCGATCCAGGGCTTCAGCCGCCGCCGAAAACGCCGCTCGCTCTTCGCGTTGACCACGAGGCCGATCCCAGGGTATGCCGCCGGGCCGCGCCAATGGTCCACGCCCCAGATCCGCGCCGAAGTGTGGCGGGCCAGGTATTGGGTGGTCCGGCCCGTGAAAACCCCCACCTCCACGATCCGCTCCGCACGGGCCGCAAGGCCGGAAAGCCATGGCCGTTGTTGGTGCTTGCTGTCCGAGGCATAGGGGCTCTTCCGCTTCCGGCTCCGCTTCACTGCACTTCCCTCCGTGGCGGCAGTTCCCAGCCCATGTCCCACGGCCTGGGGTTACCATGAAAATATACGACCCTGGTATTCGGCCCCACTCCGCCGCGTTTTCTCACGCCCGCTTTGTAGCTCTCGACCTGGCCCGGATGCGTCTCCTGCCAGAATGCTATGGACTTCCGCCGCTTGGTCCAGGTTCCTTCCAGAAAGCCCTGGTCGCCGAAAGCGTAAACTGAGGCGCCGGTTCTCCAGGCGTGGCTCTTTATCACGCGCTCGGGGTCGCGGATGAACCGCCTCCACACGGGGCGCCGCGCCGCTTTCGGTAGGTACATGATCGAGCTGTTGACATGGCAACCCGCTCGGGGCCTCAAGGCCCGGAGCATGGTTAAGCGGCGGGTAGCTTGGAAGTCTGCAAGGCTTCCGCATACCATCACGTCAAGGTCGAAATATAGGAGCGGCCCCTCGATCGACGGGTGAAACAGATTCAGCTTGGACCAGTAGCCGGGCCACGGATGGCGGAGCTCAACCTCCCGGATTCCGTCGTGGCCGATCGCCGTGTCGGTAATGCAAAGGAAGTCGAGCGGCCCCAGCCAATGTTCCCGCACATCCTCGAAGAGCCGGACCACGGCGGACGGCCTAAAGACCGGGGAGGCACGGAGCACACAAGCGACGGTCGGGTTCGTCATAACGCCACCCGGCCCCATAGGCTCCGGTCGATCCAGGCGTCCGCTATGGCTGGGTCAAAGGGGACGCCTAGAACGTCAAACGCTTCCCGGATCTGTTTATGATCGCCGGCCACAAGTGCCGGAGCGGAGACCACCACAATCGGACAGGACGCCTCCCGATAGATCCGCGCGAGGCGTTTGCGGTAGCGGTTGACCACGCGGCGGGGCCGGACCTGCCAGCCGGTGCGGCGTAGGGATTCAATGACCTCCGCTTCCGGGCGGATGGTCAGGACCACCACCGTGGGGGTTAGTGCATGGAACCACTTCCAGCGGGTGGTGATATGCTTCACGCCCCACGGCGCCACGCCGTCCCATCCTTCCCGCTTCAGCCGCCGCCACCATACCCGGGGCCAGCCCTTGCCCTTGGCTCGAGGCTTAGGAAGTGCCGGGTGCTCGAAGTATCCCCGGGGGTTGTTCTCATCTGCCGGCTTCGTGTCCCCAAAAAACACGCCATGGGCGGCAAAGAGGCCCGCCACCATGGAGGTACCACTCCGGCCGGAACCCGTGACCACGACGCCCCGGCTCACTCTGCGGCCTCCAGGAGCCCGCACACTTCCTTGAAGAAAGCCCGGTTAAGTTCCTTGTGTTCGTTGAGGATGCCGGGCAAAAACGGCTTTTCGCGGGGCGGCGCTGGGGGCAGGTGCCAGAACTTCGAGCCGCGTGGAACAAGGGCCACCTTGCGGCCGAGCAACCGCGCCCAATATGCGCCATGGTAGGAGCTCGTGACCACCACCTCACCGGAAGCCAGGAACGCTATCACCTTGTCCATGTCTAGGGTCGCATTAGTCATGAGCGGCCCGATCCGCTTGGCCCAATTCATGGGAGCCAGAAGGGCATGGCCGAAGTAAACGGTTTCGTGTTCGATGGCATAAGGCCGATCGAATGCGGGGTGCATACAAGAGGCGCAAGGCAGGAAACGGCCGGCCAGTCCTACGTCCCGGTGCCCATAAAGCGTCCAGCCCCGGGCGCGTTTGGTGTGCGCATTACGGGGTATGGGTCCGAGTTTGGATGATGTGACGCCGACGCCCCACGCCACTTTCGGCACGCCCGCGAGGTAGGGGAGCCGCCGGAGACGGGCCAGGTTCCGTTTCCATGCACCGCCGCCGGCCACCACTAGGGCGGGCCGTTCCTTGGGGGGTGCGCGGAGATACCGGCGGATGTCCAGGCGTTTGACCTTTCCCGGAAACTTGAAATACAGGGCGGGGCTGGACATCAGGTCGCCGATATTCTTGCCGCGTCGGATGTGGATGGCATGAATCGGGCCGCTCATTTCAGCACCTCCCGGAAGATCGGGTCCGGGATTAGGACGGTGGAATGCTTCTTGATAAGCCACCGCCACGCCTTTTCCTCCAGTTCCCAGAGATGCCACCACGTCCGGGCCTTGTTGCCCTTGGGGTTGTGGCCGTCCGGTGTGCGTTCCTGCACGTGTTCCGAGCGTTGACAGTCAAAGCCGTAGAGCTCCACGCGCTTCGCGCCGTAGCGGATGGCCTGGACGGCGCAGAGGAGCCCGGTCGAAACGCGGTAATCCTTCCGCTTCGGAAAGAATTGGCGGGAGACGCGGGTCCGGAGGCCGCCGGAAATGCGGTGGGTTCTCACGTCCAGCGCCTTCGCCAGTTCCCGCGCCGTCCTGCACCGGCTGCAAGTGTAGACCAGATCGGTGCGTTCGCCCATGTCCGGCTCGTGCTCTGGCAGGGTGGGGAGTAGCCAGTTAATGCGGACCACCACCTGGGCCGCATCAATCGCCGGGCCGTTGCCGGTCCCTACGATGGAGCCGGCCCGGCCAACAATGGAAACGCGCTTGCCGGAAAGAAGCGGTTTGAGCCTCATCTCCTGGCCTCTGGCGGATGCTTCTCCCGGAGCTCGTCCACCCATGAGGGGCCGTATCTGTGTTCGGCCAACAGTTTCGGCTCGGCTGGCACGCTCACATCAATGCCGTCCCACTGGCCGCGCTGGAGCGGGAAAGCCCAGTCCATCGGGAAATCGCGGCCTTTGTAGAGATCGGCGCCAATGTAGTTCTTGCGGTCCAGGTATCCCTTTTTCGGCTTGTCCGGATACCAGACAAAAAGATCGACGTTGGTGTGGTTGCGGTTGGAAACCCAGACCTTCATCCGGTCGCCGCTCCGGAAGCGTTGCGTTGGGCGGATAGGTGAGAACACCGCATGATAGCCGAGCCCCAGGAGTTCGGGCTGAAGGGCGAGGAGCTTGTCGCGGTCGCCGCCATGGACCCCCAGATCGCCGTCCTTGTCGTATCGGATCATGCCGCCGTCGCGTAGATAGCCGAGAAGTGTGCCGTAATCAATCCACCACCGGATGCCGTCCCGGTCCATCAGGCGGGCCACCTCTGCCATTATCCGCCGCACGTGGGACTTGCAACATTCCGGCGTGTCAAGAAGTAGGTTCCGGGCTTCCGGACAGCGGAGCGTCCGGGCGTTGCAGCCCCGGCCGGTGGCGGATATGTCGAGCATCGCCTCATTGGCTCGCCTCGTTTTGATTCGGCTAGCCAACGTCCTCATCCGGGTTTCGGCTTGCTTCCGCTCTAGGTCCACCCCTTCCGCCGCCCGGCGGCTTATTAGCGTTTCCTGTCTGGTGTCCGGTGGTCCGTCCATGCTTTGCGCCTCTCTGTTCGAGTCATAGCGGGAGCCGGAATCGAACCGGCTTTTGACGGGACCATGAACCCCGTGCGATACCTTACCGCCCTCACCGCATCCATTGGGCGGGAGGGCTTTCGCCCCCCCGCGCCGGTTGAAGGTTTGAGGTTAGCTCTCGATCTGAGCCTGTGTCTCCCAGTCGCGGAAAGCCTTGGGCCGACGAATGGCCCAGGCGGCTCTCAGCTCCGCGAGGATTGTCCGCATGTTCCGCACGAACTGGTCGTCCTGCCAGCCCACGGAAACGGTGCTCTGCATGCGGTCCCAGAGCGTGGCGCCCCGGGTGAAGTCACCGACCAAGAGGTTCCGGGCCTCGGTCGCCGCGCCCGTGAAGTCCTGGCACGCCTCGGTCTCAATGACCGGGACACCCCAGAGCCGGCTCACACCGGCCTCGGTGACAACGCTCCAAATGTACTTGTTGTCCGTCGCCTTCAGGGTTTCGACGGTCTCCCAGTCGTAGGGGTGCAGCAGCACGCCGTTCGGGTTGTAACCCGCCACCCTTACGTCGGTGATGCCTTTCCGGATGATGTCGATAAGGGTGTCACCGGCAACGACCCGGGTGCCCCCAACTAGATCCATCTGGCCACAGGACCAGACGAGCGGATCCGCGAACCATCCCAGGAAGTTCAAGCCCACACCGTCGCCCCAGGTTATCAGCTCTTCCACCCGCTTCTCGAGGTCGTAGAGAAGATTGGAGTTGATCTCGCCTTGGAGGGCGGGCCAATCCGAAAGCATCTGGTCATGGACCGGGATCCACGCGGCGATCGTGGCCACGGCTGCGGATTGGAGGTGGTACTCTTTGGAGCCCTCGGGCTTGAGTGCGCCATGGGCAACCGGATCGGCCGAGCGGGTAAAGCTCACCTCTTGCACCCATGACACGGAGGACGAGGACGTTTGCCCAATGTTGAGGATGTCCCTCAAGCGGAGCTGGTCAAACTCCGTGACCTTGGCCATGTCCGGAACCCGCATCGGCTCGATGATGCCGCCGCCGATCGTCGGCACCGCCTTCGTCTCCATCAGCCCTCGGATCTGCTTCCCGGTCAAGGGCACCATTGGCATACGTTCGCCCCTGCCCCGTAGGAGATTGGGAACCTTTGCGAGCTCGAAACTCGCGCCCTTCGGTGCGCCGGCCGCCAGGAACTTCTGGAGCATGCCCTGGGCAATGACATACTCGCCAATCGTCATATACCCCTCGATCTTCTCGGATTCGGGCGCCGCCTTCGGGTCCGGCTGGTTGTCGGGTGGGAGGCCGGGGTCAAAGCCGCCCCGGGCCGCGATGTCCTGGAACCGCTTGGTGCGGTCGTCGTGCGCCTTGAGTTCCTTCTGGATCGCCTCCGCCTCTTCGGCCTTGGCGTCCATCGCCTCGGCCTCGGTTTGGGTGGGGGGTTTTTCCCCCTTCATGCCTTCCTCGAAGGCCGCAAGCTCTGTGAGAAGCAACGCAAGCGCCGCCCTCTTGGATGCCATCGGGTCCATTTTTGTTTCTCCGTCAGTTGGTGATTCCAAGTACACGATTCCCCGAGTGCCGGGCCGCTTCGATGCGGGTGGCGAGTCGGTGGAGTTGGACGCGCTGAATCCTGTTCGACAGGGCTTTCAACGCTTCCGGCGTGGGTTCTTCGGGCGTGGCAATGCCGGCCCGGAGAAGTACGTTTATTTCAGCGGCCAGGCTTTTGAGCTCCGCCCGGTCGTCGTCGGTCAGGGTCTTGTCCTTCGCGGCCATCAACAGCGCCTTCGCCGTGGCTGTATCGATCCGCGCCTCCGGGTTCATGGGCCAGAGCACGACGGAAACTTCGTGCAGTTTGACTTCCTTGAGAAAGCGATAAACGCCCGTCGCCTGTTCTTCCTCCGTCTTGGGGTAGCGCACCTGGACGGCGGAGTAGCCAATCGATAGGCCGTCAACATATCCGCCCTTCACGCGCCGGAAAACCTCGTCGCCGTCCGGGCCTTCGATAACCTCGAAGGTGGCATCCAGGCCCTTGGTCACTTCCTCGGCCTCCCGGAGCTTGCCGACTACGGCACGCACGGATTGGCCGTTGTGAGAATCCAGGAGCGGAAGCACGCGCTTGGAGCGTTTCCAGTTCTTCAGCGTGCGCTTAAATGCGCCGGGTTCGATGACATCGCCGCCAAGGTCCAGGTCGTAGGTTGCGGCCAGGCCGCTAAACGTCCGGGCCTCGTCGTCCAGCCCCTTAACCTCGAAACGGGTCACTAGGTTTTTTTCGCTCATTGCCTCAGTCCTCGATATCATAGATCAGCGTGCACCGGCAGTTTGGTTCGCTCGGTACCGTCTCGCCATTAGAAAACGGATCGTCGATGGGGACCCGCTCCTCACCAACACCGGCCGGCGTATTGAGGTGTTCGTCCCTCACCCTATCGTCGGCGCTGTTAATCCAGGTCTTAAACACCTTGGTGCCGCTCTCCGCCTGATAACCGGACAGCGTTTCCCGTTGGGCGCCATTCCAGCTTCGCGTCGTCTCGGTGCGGGCCGTTAGTTTCGCACGCGCACGGTCAAAGGCTGGCAACTTCTCGAGGCGCTGGGTCAGGGCGCCAACCGTTTCGCCAGCGTCCAGGCCCTTCTGCACGGCGCCGAAAACATCCTTGACCGTTGTTCCGTTCATCTGGAAGGTTACGAGCGCGGCCTCCCGCTCGGCGTATCCTGAGAGCCCTTCCTGGAGTACGCTGAAGCTCAGGCCAAGCTGGGCCGCCGCTTGCTTGACGCCGGCCTTGGCGGTTGAGAACACCAGCGGAAAGACAAAGGCCCGGAACTCGGGCAGCGTGTCCTCGAGTAGCTTCTCCACCTTGGCCACGAATGTCTTTGCGCTCTTGGGGTCCGTCGCCTTCTCGTCCTTGAGATACCGCTTGGCCAGCTTCAGGATCCCGGCCTTCTGGGCCTTGAGTGCCTTCAGGATCTCACGTTCCCAGGAGCTTTCGGCGGCCTTGCAGTTGGCGTCGAAGATCAGCCAATGTAGGCCCTTCGGATCATTGAGGAACTTGGGCGCCGCGCCTGTAAAGTCGATCCCGAGGCTTTCCGTTTTGCCATCGTCCAGCCCAGCCACGCCGCCAAACCCACCACCGCCGCCGCCAGTCCCAATTTCCTCGCCACGTTCATCTTCCAGGGGCTCCCGTCCCGTGTAGGCCCGGCGTTCGTTGAGCGTCCACTCCTCTCGCATCGTGGCCGCCGTTGCCGCCCGAGCCGCGTCGTCGTTTTGTAGGGCTCTCACGTTGCGGGTGTCAAAGGCAATCGCCATCCCCGCCGCCCGCTCTGCCGGCGTCA